CTAACGTCACAGTAGTTCTACTACAGACAAAGGGAACCGCAGTCTCTGCGACTATCCCTCTCTACACAATGACTTGCCTTATCAACAACACGACAGATATCAACGGCGCAGTAGGCGATCTTTCAACACAGAGCCTCACCTTCAACGTCTCTGGTACTATCGCAGTTGCCACAACAGGTTCATTCTAAAACACTAAACAAAGGGGCACAGCATGGCAAAGTTAATAGTCACACTAGCGGACAACAGCGTTACCGAGATCGAGATCACTCCTCGTCTAGAGTACGCGTTCGAGCTATATGCTAAAAAGGGATTTCACAAAGCGTTCCGCGATGATGAAAAGCAGTCAGATGTCTATTGGTTGGCATGGGAAGGCCTTCGACTAAGTGGAGTCACAGTCAAGCCATTCGGCGCAGACTTTCTCGAAACTCTAAAGAGTGTAGAGGTTGCTGAGTCTGACCCTTTGGCCTAGGCAGGGATAGCATCCACTATCTCATCGCTCGCTTGAGCATTGAGACGGCTATCCCTCCACAATACTTAATTGATTTAGATCCATCGATGCTTCAGATGATTCTGAAAGCGTTGAAGGATAGAGCAAAGGAGCAAGCGGATGCCTACAGAGCTAAAAGGCGCTAGTGAACTCCGCAAAGCCCTCAAGAAGTTCTCACCTGATCTCGATAAAGAGACGCGTGAGGAGATGGTTGGATTCCTAAAGCCCTTGGTTAAGAAGGCTAGAGGATTTTTGCCATCTAACTCAGATGCTCCATCTGGATTCGTAAAGCATGAAGTGAAGACTGCTAAGTTCCCGATGTATGACGCAGCTGAGGCTCGACGAGGCGTAGGTTATAAGTTGACACCTACTAAGCCTAATCGCCAAGGATGGGTGCAGACAGTATCAATCCACAATAAGACAGCAGCAGGTGCAATCGTAGAAACTGCCGGACGTAAGTCTGGAGTCTCTGGAAGATTTAGCCCACGCTTCTCAGGATCTTTTGCAGGTAGTGGCAAGATGCAAGGCCGCGCCATGTTTAAGGCTTACTCAGAAGATCAAGGCAAGGCCAAGGTTGCAATTATCAAAGCCTTAGAAATTGCTGCCGCTAAGTTTAACGCGAAAGGTAATGGCTAATGGCTGAATTACGCATACCGATCATCGGTGAATTTAAGGGCAAGAAAGCCTTTAAGGAAGCCGATAGCAGCGTTAAGTCTCTTACTAAGAACTTCAAGAAACTAGCAGGCGCAGCAGGCATCGGTCTATCGACCGCCGCTGTCATCAAGTTCGGTAAAGAAGCTGCTAAGGCGTTTATTGCAGATGAGAAGGCGGCTCGCCGTCTAGCAACCTCGGTCAAGAACTTAGGTCTAGGATTTGAGACTCCACGCATTGAGCGATACATCTCTGAACTATCTGCCATGTCAGGCGTTACAGATGATCAGCTTCGCCCATCGATGCAGAAACTATTGCAGACTACTGGATCAGTTACTAAGGCTCAAGAACTACTAGCGCAGGCTACTGATATAAGCGCTGGCTCTGGCGTCGATTATGAGACAGTCGTTAACGATTTAACCATGGCTTATGTAGGCCAGACTAGAGGCCTTAGAAAGTACAACCTAGGTTTAAGCGTTGCAGAACTCAAGGGCATGAAGTTCGCAGATGTTCAAGAAAGACTTAATAAGCAATTCTCTGGCGCTAACGCTGAGTACCTTACAACTTACGCTGGCAAATTACAGCTCATCTCTACAGCAGCAGGAGAAGCAAGCGAAAAGATCGGCGGCGCCCTTGTCGAGTCTCTCGTCTCAGTCTTTGCCGCTGGAGATACTACTAAGTTCGTGAGCCAGATTGATGCACTTGCAGTCAAGATTGCCGATACTGTCTCAGCCGTAGTATTCGGATTCCAGAAGTTATACGTCCTTACTAGCGATCGAGCAATCCTTGCTAGCTTCAATCCCTTTGATGATTATGAGAAGAACGCCCTAGCGGCCATTGAGGCAGCTGAGAAGGCAGCCAAGTTTAAGCGCAATGCTCCAACTATGGGCTACTCAGGATCTCAGCCTATCGGTATCTATGAGACTCCAGTTCAGATTGCAGCTCGCAAGAAGGCAGAAGCAGACGCCGCTAAGCGAGCAAAGGCCTTAGCAGCTTTACAGACTAAATCGCTAGGCGAAGCCAAGAAGAAGGCTGCACTAGATAAAGCCTCAAAGACTCTTAACCTAGAGGCTATTGGTATCGAAGCAGCGCTTAAAGGCAGTATTAGCGAGACGGATCGCCTATCTTTACTATTGCAGAAATCAATCTTAGAAGGTAACGCAACCCTAGCAACACAATTAGCAGACCAATTAGAAGCTGCAACTAAGCGCCAGAATGAGTTGCGTTCCTTATTACTGACTACGCCAGAGGCTCCTAACCCTTATCGTAATTGGACGCTACCTCAAGATTTGCTTAACTACACAGCCTCATCGTTAGGCGTGTCTGTAGCACAATTACAGACTGCGCCAGTCGCTCCATCCTCTAGCTTCTCAGATGCACAGATGGAATTGATGGCAGCAGTTAATTCATTCCAAAGCGCTAACCAACAAGCTATAAACATTGAGGTCTATCTAGATGGCGATGCTGTAGGCGGCGCAGTACGCCAGACTGCTATTAACGATTCACTCTCTGGATCTTTTAATCAAGTTAATCGAGGGCAAGGATTTAAGGGAGCGGTTGCTCTCTAATGGCCTTACCTGCAACCATCTCGGTTTCTTTCGACTTTAGCCAAGGCGCTACATTCGGCTACCCCTTTACAGTAGGCGATGCTAAGTACGGAGTTATTGGAGTGTCACAGTTCGCATCGAGCGAAGTCCCTGATCCAGTAGTCGATCTAAGCGATGTCACTAGATCTATCAAGATTAGCCGTGGACGCAACATCATGCGTGACACCTATGAGTCCGGCAATTGCACAGTCCGAGTCTTAGACCCTAATTCATATTTCAACCCACAGAATGCTTCTAGCCCATATTTCGGCTATCTCACTCCACTACGCAAGATCCGCGTAGCTGCAACTACTGCAACTACTCAGGAATTCTTATTCTCAGGTTATGTCGATTCGTATAAATATTACTATCCAACGGGGCAGGAGATCGGCTACGTCGATATTATCTGCTCGGATGCGTTCAGATTATTCCAGATGGCTAACGTCGCTACAGTCACAGATGCAACTGCTGGCCAGACTACTGGCACTCGAATTACAAAGATCCTCGATCAAGTCTCATTCCCCACATCAATGCGTATCACCGATACAGGATCAACCACAGTTCAGGCGGATCCCGGAACTGCTCGCACATCTCTAGCAGCTCTTAAGGCGGCAGAGTTCGCGGAGCAGGGAGCCTTCTTTATTCGCACAGATGGCACGGCAGAATTTAAGGATCGCACCGATGTAGTTGGATCTTTAGCGGCTACTCCTATCGAGTTCAATCAGACTACAGGCATTCCTTACTCAGACCTTAAATACGCCTTTGATGACAAGCTCATCATCAATCAAGCCAACATGACACGCATCGGTGGCACAGCACAGACTGCAACAGATGCAACATCATCGGCTAAGTATTTCCCACATGGCACAACAGTTACCGACATGATCCCTCAGACAGATGCTCAAGTCTTAGACATTGCAAAGATTTATGTCGCGACGCGTAGCGAAACAACGATCCGAATTGATCAGCTCCAAGTCGATCTTCTCGACACAGCCGTACCGACTGACACAATGATCGGCCTCGATTACTTTGATAATGTCAAGATCACTAACGTCCAGCCAGACGGCTCGACAATCGTTAAGACCTTGCAAGTGCAGGGCTTGGCATGGGATATAACCCCTAACAGTATGAAATGCACAGTAACAACACTTGAGCCTATAGTTGAAGGATTCATCATTGGATCATCGACGTACGGTATAATCGGACAATCCATAATGGGATACTAGGAGAAAATCATGGCAGAAGGCTTTCCAGCGACAACAGGCGACATCTTTACGGCTGCAGACTATAACGGCCTAGTAGCCTTTACAATTGGCACAGCCAATACAGTCGATTACACGGCAGTGATTGCCGATACATATCAGGTGTTAGAGCTTATGAACAAGGCAACAGCGATTGCCTATAAGATTCCTACTAACGCCTCAGTAGCGTTCCCAATTGGCACAGTCCTAAACATCCTAAACATCGGTGCTGGCGCTTGCACAATTTCAGCGGTTACTCCAGGCACAACTACCGTCCTATCGGCTGGTGCAGTAGCAGCTCAGCCTACCCTTGCACAATACAGAAGTGCAGCATGCATTAAAACAGGCACAGACGCATGGTATGTCGTCGGAGCTATTGGATAATGCTTAACAATCAAATCGGTATTTTCTCCTTTATTCCACCAATTGCGCCATTTAGCGTGGATTACCTGGTAGTTGCAGGTGGCGGTGGCGTTGGCGAAAACGGCTCTGGCGGAGGTGGCGCAGGTGGTTTACGTTCCACAGTAACCGCAACAGGTGGCGGTGGATCACTTGAGAC